GGCGCGATGGACGAGCAACGGCGTCCCGAAGATGCGGGAGGCGAGATGTGGCAGCATGAATTACTCCGTGGGTTGTTCGGTTGGTGGAGGCGGCGCGACCGCCGGTGCCTGGTCATGCCGTGGATCGGAATCGAAGACGAGCCCCAGTGCATCGGCGCGGGCGTTATCGGCGGCGATCTCTCGGTCGACGTCCTCGGCGTCGTAGCCATAGGCCGAGATCGCTTCCGAGCGGCTGGTGAGGCCTGCCCGGATGGCGAGCTTCATGGCGTTGAACTCCTTCTGCGGATCGACCCACTGCCAGCCCTGCGGGATCCACTTGGCAACTTGGTACTCACGCTGGCGACGGCTGTATCCGGGGAGCATGAGCGCCCCTTCGAGCACCGCCTGATCCATCCAGGCACGCCAGATCGGGCGACACAGTTGGTGGACGATCACACCGTGCTGGATCACCTCGCAGCGGCGGCGGAACTCCAGTAGGCCGGCACGAATCGACGAGTAGTTCACTTGCGTCAGGTCGCCGGTCAGCATCTCGTAGGTGATGCCCATGGCGGCCGCGACCGCCCGGAATTGCTGGCGCATGAACTCGGCGTAGGAACTGCCGACATCGGCCGGGGCCGAGAACTTGATATCCTCGCCCGGCTCCAGAATTTGCAGGGTGCCCGGTTCGAGCCCGGCCAGTGCCACACCATTGGCGTCCGATAGTCCCTCGCCCATCAGGTTGTCTTCGGGGGCCAGGCGCGTGATGAAACCGGCGAACATTGCGGCGGTCTTCTTGCGCACCAGTTCGGCGTCGTCGTATTGGTCGAGCTCGTTGAGCTTCACGAGTGCCCGGGCGAGCCACGGTTCACCCCGGATCTGGCCGGGACGCAGCGGCCGGAACAGGTGGATCACCTCGGCGGCATCGACCCGCACCGTGTCGATGCCGCCCGCCCCGGACATGGGTGCGAGACCGCCATCGTTCGGATGCGAGCGGTAGAGGTGGTAGGCGATCCGCCGTCCCAGCCGGTCGAACTCGATACCGGCACGGATGACGTTACCGTTTTGCAGATCTCGATTCATCGCCAGCGGCAGGTGCTCGGCCTCCAGCACCTGAATTTGGAGTGCTACCGGCAGCCCGTCCTCGGGACGCCGCCAGCGCAGTCGCACGATCGCCTCGCCTCCCTCCAACATGGCCCGACAGGCAAGCGACTGCAGGCCATAGAAATCGGTGAGTCCCGCTGAGTCGGCGGTCTCGCACCAGTCCCACCACAGACGCTGGATCGTTTCACGCTGCGCGGCATCCGACACCATGCTCTGTGGCTTGATGCCGGTGCCGATGGCGTTGGCGACGAAGGCCTCGATCCCGGCGGCGGCCCAGGCGTTGCGCCGCACGAGGTCGCGGCTTTTGGCGCGCAACTGTTCCTGCGTGTAGGCGAGCGCGGCCACCGCTCCGGGATTGGCCACCGTCCAGGCGAGCGTGCGCCGGCCGAGGCCTGCACCATCGTAGGTGGGCGTGCCGCCGAAGACGCGGCGTTTGATGGTTCCGAACCAGCCCATCAGAACCCCTTCCCGGTAGTCACGCGGATCTGGCGCGGCGCACGCGGATACAGGCCAGTGGAAACGGCATCCTTGTGCATCGCAGCTTCGACCTCGGCGATGGCCTGTTTCAGTTCCTCGACGGTGCGGTACTCGACCGTCTTGTCGCCGAAGGTGACGCGCTTCTCGCCTCGGGCCAGCGCATCGCGCAAGGCCTGCAGCTGCGCTTCGGTATAGGTCGGCGTGCTCATCGATAGACCACTAGACTGATCTCGGGTGTGTCGGCGAGCGACGCCGCAGCACTGGTACAGACGAGCTCGAGGGTATCGGCGGTCTTGCCGTCGGTCGTTCCGCGTGCCGCCGCGAAGCGGATGGTTCCCGTCGCGGTGTTGCTCCTGCCGGTGGCGATCCAGCAGTACTTGGCATCGGGAAACGGCGTCTCGAACTCGATCCGATAGCGACCCGTTCCCAGCCGGGTCACCGAGACGACGTTGTAGGCGGCGCGAAGCTGGATCGCCCCGCTCACATAGCCGAAATTCGCCCAGGCCCTGGCGAGCCCCGGATGGTCGGGGCGAATCAGCCCCTTGATCTCGGTGCCGATGCGGGTGGCGAGCGCCGACAGTTGGGCGACGAGGCTCATCACTTACACCAGGGCGGCGTTGAAGATCGCCACGAAATCGGTGTTGGTATCGCCGATGTCGGTGGCGGCGACGGCGCCGATGTTGCTGCGCGCTTGCGTCTGCTCGGGGACGGTCAGCGTTTGCGCGGCGTCGAAGCGCACCCGCTTGTCGATGGCGGCGGTCAGCGCGGCGATGCCGGTCTGGTCGTTCTGCAGTGCCTGCTGGAGTTCCAGCAGGGTGTCGTAGGCCGGGTCGGCACCGCCCAGGATGTCGGCCTTGAGGGCATCGAGCACCGAGACGATCTTCGACGAGGAGTAGGTACTGGTCGTGGCAACCGTCAGGTCGTCGATGGCGACCGCCGTCAGGATGGCGGCCTTCAGTTCGTTGATCGCCGCGACCAGGCTCGACTTGTCGGTGGTGGTCAACGCGGTCAGCGTGCCCGTGCGGCCTTTGACGGTGTTGAATTCCTCGGCGACGCGCAGGACGAAGCTGTTGAGTTGGGTTTGCAGACTCATGGTGGGGTTCTCCAGTGGTGGTGTGATCAGTTGAACCAGCGGCTGCGAATGACTTGCCGGCCGGCTCTCGGTGTTCCAGAAACAGCGAGGCCACCGCGTTGGGTGGCCTCAGTGGGTTGGTCGATTTGCGGATCGGGGTCGCCGGGCGGCGACAGCCCAAGCTGCCGTTCCAGTTCGCGCCAGTGCCGTTCCTCGAAGCGGTCGAGGCCAGCGGCACTCGCCGCCGCGCGGGCATACACGTAGCAGTCGAGCGCCTCGTTCCTCTCGCGCATCTTCTGCCACTCGCGCACCGGGTAGCCGTTGCGGTCGCGCCGGGTGATCAACTGCTCGGCGCACAGTTGCTGCAGGTACTCGGCATCCACCTTGGGCAGATGGACGAAGCCGGTGGGGTAACGAATCGTGACCCCATCCTCGGCCACCTCCGGCACCTTCCTCAGGCTGTTATAGAACTCCAGCTTGGCGATGCCGACCGCGACGGTGAACAGCTTGATGCCCCGGCGCAGTTTCTTGCCGCCGGTCGTGGCGTCCACCGCCGTCGGCGTGCCCACCAGTGCCGCGCCCTTGGCCGAACCTTTCACCGCCATCACGCGGGGATCGCGGGCCAGTCGCACGAAGGTATAGGCCTCCTGCGTGGCGAAGCCGGTATCGAGCGCCAACCGGGCGAGCGGCAGCCGCGCGCCGGACGCGTGTGTCCAGGTCTCGGCGACCAGTTCACCGAGATGTTTCCACACCGCGTCGCGGGCGGTGTCGCCCATCAACACGCGATGCTCGACGAGCCACGATTCCTTGCCGCGCCCGAAGGCCCAGATGGAGACTTCGATGCGATCCTTCTGCACGTCGGCCCCGGCCGTGAGAAGCAGGCCGCCCTCAGGCACGCTGCCCAGCGAATAGTCCTCGCGCCGTTCCAGCAGGCGCTGCCAGTCCGGCGCTTCGCCTTCCTCGACCCAGGCCTCGCCCAGTTCGGAGTTCTTGAACGCCTTGATGGTCGCCACCGAGCGGCTCTCCGACATGGCGGACTTCTCCCACGACGCTGCAATCTCGCGCCACTTGCGCCAGGGGCTGTAAAGGCTGGACAGGTGAAACCCGGCGCTCGTTCCTATTCCTTGCGCCATCCATTCCCCAAGTTCCAGCATCTGGGATTTGTGATGCTCGGCAATCGCCGCTTCGCAGGATTCGCATAGATAGGCGGCGGTTTCCGGCTGCCCACGCTCCCAGCGCAGCCTCTCGAACCTCAGCCACTGGCGGTGCCCACAATGCGGACACGGCACGAAGTAGCGTCGCTGGTCGGACGCCTCGTATTCCCGCTCGATGATGCTCGCCCCAGCGATGGTGGGCGTGGACACCAACAGAATCTTGCGCCGCGCAAACGTCCGGGTGCGCGCTTCGGC